TACGGGCGTATTAGAAGGGAAGGCCCATGAAGTGATTCGTCGTCAACGTGCCATGGGTGTCGTTCACCGCTGGCTTCACCTGGACGCGAATGTGCGTAAATGGCGTAGTAATGGTCTGGGCCACTGGGGTCGCCACGGCCACGGCAAACGGAGCAACGGCTGTGATGTAGGTGACACCCCCGTCGTAGCTGCCCTGAATCTGCACGCTCAGGTCGTTGGTCGCGGCCGAGAAATAGAAATGTTTAGTCTGGAACAGCGCCGTCGCCAGTGCGGTGAACGCATTGACGTACGAGTTCCCCACCGTCAAGTAGGGCGTCGGCGCTCCGGTTTCAGCACGCACACTGGGGTCATGATTTCGATAGGTCGCCATTACGTCTCTCCTTGAATTTGCACAACAACCGTCCGTATGCCCGAACCGTCATTCTTGAACTTGATGTCTAACGTCACGGATCGGAGGCCCACGGCGGCATCCAGGATCTCACGATACCGGGCCAACGCTTCCTGTACGGCCCGAGTTACTTGGTCTGCACGCGGGGATGCGGGAGGCCATCGAGCGGGTGAGGGCATGGGGTTCCTTTACTCGTCCGACTTCGGATCATCGGATGGGGGCGTTTCCTCGGTATCCCCGTCATCCTCATCATCCTCTTCGGAGACATCACCTTCCTCGGCAACGTCGCTTTCCTGCCCCAACAGCATACCCTCCGTAGGAAGGTTAGCATACTCCAACAACTTCTTCTCCAACGGAATATTCGGGAACAGCTTGAACCCGGATTTCTGGAGGTTGGCAATATACTTACCCAAAGCATCCAGATCCGGTACTTCGATGTCCGAGTAATCCAACCGAGGTGGGCGGGTCACATCCATCGCATTCACTGACAACAAACGAGGGATCGCGTATCGGTTGAATACTTCCTTGATGGAATTCAGCCACCCACCAATAGCCACTCCAAACATATGCGTTTTGCTGCCGGCCAGCGCGAATGACCCATACCGGTTGTTGTGTCCCAGGATAATGAAGTCAGCCAGCACCGTCATCGCCATCGCGGTATCGTACCGGCTGATGATTGTCGTAGTGTCGAAATTACGCTTACCGCCCGTGGACAACAACGTCAACTCCCATCCGTTGGGCAACACCACGCCTTCCTGCTCGTCCCGGCGAATGTTCTGAACCACCATCTCGGCTTCCCGACGAATGGCAATGGCCTTGGGATCAAGAGGATCCCAGATGTCAACCCCCTCTGGAGGCTGTATCACGGGCAAACCGGCCAAATCCCGTTCAATACCCGTGCCCTCGATTTCCTGAATCCGTTTCTTGAAGTACCACGAGGTATACGAGTTCCGCAAGATGCTGCGACCTTCGGGGTTATTCTTGGTGGTTTCCGTGCGGAACAGCAACGCTTTGGTGACTGGGATGAAGACAGACTTCCCGCCCTCAATCTTCTGGTGCATACCCTTCACCCCACCCTCGGGGTCCATTTCCCACTTTTCCAAGGTGTCCTGTGCTCGGATAGGCATTTTTCGCCATCCAATCAGGCTATCGATGTACTTGGAGGATTGCCCCGGATTGTTCGGGAGGTACCCGGTGCGCTTCTTGTAGATAAGTTCCAGATACGCCCATCCAAAGGGTAACATGCTCAGCACCTCGGATAGCATGTCCGGCCACGTCATCGACATGTCATCCAAGCACGTCTGCACGAATTCGGCCACGGTCTGGTCAGCGGCGTTGTTTTCCTCGAACGGATACACGGTCCACTTGGCTTGGCGGATCAGCATCCCGACCGCGAACAGGATGGCCCCAATGGTCGAGTCATTATCACGCATCTGTTTGTAGATGCGGACACCATTGGTACCTTGCAATTCAGACAGGAATTCTTCTCGGATGCGCCCGCTGGATGTTTTCAACCCAGAAGACCCCAATTCCGAGAACGCGGCAACTTGTTGGGCGGGGCGGCGGTACTTACCTATCGAAATGGCCATGGTTACGTCCTATTCTTCCAGTATGAGTGCCCCGTCAAACTCAGAAGACGAAATTGCGCGTTGATCCGCAGTTCCAGTGAACGAAGCCCACCTTCAACGGCGTCCGGGCCATCATCGTATGTCCCTGGAAACTCATCAAATTGAGCGAATAATTCTGGCACGGTATCTACCAGGTGTTTGGCGAATCGCATAATACGCTGTCGGATGGGCGGTTGCAAACTCAAAATGCGGGTAATTTTATTCTGGGCCGATGTACGGACCCGTACCGATGGATATAGACCACGTTCTTTGGCACGCCGCTCGAATGACGTTTTCAACAGATTTTTGAACATGTTTTCCTCCACGGAAAGGTACCCACCGTGGTAGCTATACATGTCCAGAGCCAAATCAATCTGCACATCCGGAAGCGCCTTCACCAACTTGGCATCGAATACATCAATGAGATTTGAGCCATGACGCCCCATGCACACAATCGCACAGTAATCCCGCTTACCTCGCCGCACTTCCCCCGGATTCTCTCCACCGGCCGGATCAATGGAAATCACCGTTTCGACGTACTTGGGTTTATCCTGTTCGAAATCGAAGAACTCAAAATCATTCAGGGAGAAAGCTTTGTTCTCCTCCTCCCTCGGGTCATTCATCATTTCCCGTGCATATCCTAGAGCGCCCACGTTCGGCTCATTGCGATAAGCTTCTAACACGGGTAATCCCCATATCTCGGGCCATAACGCGCTGCCGTCTGTCCGCGTGTTTCCGATGGGATATCGCTCATTATCTCGAAGTGGGGTATTTTCGGCTCGCCACAACTTACCATTCCAAGACGAATCCTTCACCAGGTCAGCAATCAAGCAATCATGGTGTGGCAAGTTTCCAATAACATAGATATCCCATCCCGCCGTGCCCAGACCCATGAACGTACCGCCAAACCACCGCTTGTGACGTTCACGTTTCAGGAATGTATCGGCGGTTTCTGGGGATTCCGGGTCATCCAGAACAGCAAGGTCAGGCCGACGTTCCCGGTGCTTCATGCCGCGCATGCGAGCACCCATGCCCTTGGCACGCACGGTGGCAAAGTTCGAGAACACCAATTGGCGATCCGTCCACTTGACTGTCTGCCCCCGCGCATCCATGGCGGGACACAAATGCGGGAAATCGGTCAGCAACAACTCGTTGGATTCCACTTCATGCGCCAACGTGCCCAGATTCGCTTCTGCGGTGTCGGCGGATTCCCCAATCATCAGGATGAACCACTTTCGCTGATAGGCGAGCTCTCGAAGCGGCAATGCCAAATCAATGATGGTGGTCTTGCCCATTTTCCTGGGCGCGATACGGGCTATACGCTTGCCACTACCGGGCGCATCACAGACGGTAAAAATGTCCCGATGAAGCTCACAAAACGGAGCCGTGAAATGGTGAGGGAAATACCGGAGGGCAAACGCCTCGAGAGATAGCATCCCACGAGTCAACATTTGTTGACGGGGAGAATCCGGGGAGGCGGAACGGAGTCCCTTGACCGCTTCCGATAATGTGATTTTTCCAGGGGAACCGGACGGCTCCTCTGTCATCAAACGAATAGACCCTAACGTCCTAGTGGCTCTCGGTGGGGGTGGCATTACTGGTCAGGGCGTTCGTGGTCGTAGGAAACGGTAACGGAACTGCTGGCGCTTTCGTGTCCAGTTCAAGTAAGGACCAATCCCGTTCAATGGCTTCCAACGCACGGCCTTCTCGTACATGGCGTGCCACAATGATCCCCATGGCTTCTGTAACACGTCGAAACGTTTCAAGCGAAATGGACTCCTTGGACGCAATCCGATGCTGACGTTCAATCATCTTGCCAACTGATTCTACCAAGGACGTGGCCTCGGTAATGTCCAGCATCCGACGTGGCAACTTTCCCTGCTTAATATACCACGCATGCAATTCCTCTTGAGTTTCGTAGAACCGATCAATATAATCCAGCAACAATGACCGAAGTAACTGGATTTCAGGGATCAGGTCAAATACATCCCGTTCCACGGCGTCCAGATGCGTCAACTTCTTTCGCAACGTTGCGGACTTGATTCGTCGGTAACGATGCACGGGGTCATAGGCAGTCGAATCATGCCGCACACAATACCCAGACCCCGGATGCCCCGTGCCCGAACCTGCAACGGCTTTACAAAACCGTGCCCCCTTGTCCAATGGATGATTGCATTTACCTGGTCGTGGTTTGTCTCCCGGCAATCGGACTTGTTCCGCCATCGTTGCGAAACGACGTTTCCTGATTTTCATTTAGACCCCTTCCTGATCATACCAATAGTTCCACAATGCCACGATCAGGGCCGTGGGGTACCGCCGCGACAAGTCAGGTGAAGTCGCCGAAGCAAAATGGCCCGTGTCCCGTTGCCACAAAGTCCGGAACACAGCACGGTCTTTCTTCGGAATAGCAATCGTCTTGGATCGTCCAGCATCCCGATACGGAAACGCCTTCCAAATGTGCATGGGGGTGGGGCGTACGGGGGTGGGGGTATCCCGTCGCACGTGCTTCGGGGTGGTCCGCAATACCTTGGGTGGCCGAATTCGGGGCCGTCCGGGGCCACGGGTACCGGTGGGGGTACGCCCACGACACTCCCGGCATGTATCCCGAAGCACACCGGGCATTCTGGGTTCTCGTTTCCGGTGGCAAAATGGACATTTGACTTCCTCTGGCCAATATATCTTCGCCGGTGAATACGGGCGTGGTCGAGGCGTCAGTGACTCGAACCGAAGGCCATGGACTGGTCGATGCACCATGCACCACGGCCGAAAAACCCGAAGGCCTGATCCACGCTCCACATACAAGAACCCGGCCCGTCGATGGCATGCGGGCGCTTGGCATACGGGTGCGGGATTACCCTCCGTAATTTTAACCAGGTGCCCTATACGCGGAACCACTGGCAGGTCAGTTGACAACAATGCGTGCTCCGGGATAGGCACGTCGCGCTCCTCGTATTGCATCCGATTTTCGGGTATACGCTTGCCCACTGCTGATGATCTTCCCGTTTCTGGCAATAACACGGAACCGCCACACAGGTCCATAGTTGGCCCAAGACTCGTAGATCTCAATTGTGGTGGAGGGAAACGTCATGGTATGCTCCTTTATCAGGAAAGAAAAGGTTTTGCACGGGCCGCACGATCTGAAGCTTCATTTGCACGGGCTTTCCGTGTTTGACGACTTCCAATGGCTCGTGACATAGCCCGTGCTTCTACTTCCGTTGCCTGTACAGAAGGGGTGTACGGCATGCGCCGCTTGGGGCGTATCCAATCTTCTGCCAAAGAAATCCATTCCTGCTTTATAGATGGCATAAACCCCTCATGCCTATATTTTCTAATGCACGCACCGGGTCCACCGCACGCGGGGACTCCCGTCTGGATGACTGTCCCACGCGCCTGAGCAGCTATCCATCTGCTGCGAATGTTGACAGCCATCGGGCCACTCGCGCCACACGTCCACGATACAGCCGCGCTTCTCGCCGTACCACGTACGGAACGGACCAGGATGCGGATTCAAGCACCCTGGCTGCACGATCTTCCCGCCGCCGGTCACGGCGATCTGGTCGGGCGTGAGGTCTGGGTGCCACGGGCGCTCGGCTGCACTAACAGAGGCGACCAGATCCGCTGATCCAAGACCAGGATCGGAAGGCGTGGCTGGCGCAGGTGGGTCGCTCCGCGTCATTGGATTCGCATCCCGCAGGAGATCCACCACCAGCTTGCTGCGAATCCGGCTGTTCCCGGCTCGCGCGATGAGCAGGCATCCATCGGCGTAGGTCTTGACCGAGAGCGTCCCTCTAGCATCATTCCAGAGCACCGCTTCAGCCTCGGGCGTCTCCGCGATGTGCTGGCCGTATTCCTCGACCGAGGCTTGTAGGGCGGCGGCGGCGGCCTTGGCATCGATCAGTTCATCCGGGTAGAGCAGTCGCCACGCGCCGAACCCAACCGGAAGGATGACCGCCAGCGCGACGAGCGCCAGCGCCCACCGGGGAACGTCGGTCAGCTTGAGGGTGCCGAATGAGAGCGATCCGCCTTGGGGCATCATGTCTCCTTACTTCACCACGAGCCGTTTTTATGGTTGGCCTCGATGCGGACCTTCGTGGCCCTCGTCCAGAGCACACCGATAGGTCACATCGAATGGTTCGTTGCGTGGCTGCGGCACTAAATAGCGGCCATCGCACGCAGGGACCGAGCCTTGCCCAAGCGAGAAAGTGCCGTCTGCGGCCAGTGCGTGCCTGACGGCAATGTTCATCGCTTCAACCTCGCGCCGACGGAGACGGGTGCTCGTCTGTCATGGCTGGCCCCCATGCGCCATCGCCTCCCACTCGTCGGCCGGGATGACCGGGATCGTCCCGCCCGTCCTGAACCGCTCGATGTTCGTGACCGTGATCGGGTTCCCCGTCGCCGCGAACCACGCGAACAGCCGGTCGTCGCTCACGATGCACACGTGCGGCTTCCCGGTGTCTACGTTCACGCCGTCGTAGACAATCGCGCCGACCCCGTAAGCCGCAAGCCGTCGCCACTGAATCTGCGCCTCACCACGTCGCTGGAACGCGATCAGGTTCGCGTCCGGCGGCAGGTTGAAGTCCACGATGACGATCAGATCGACCGCCTGATAGTAGTGGATGATGCGCGGCACCGGCCCGTGCGTCGAGGGCGCGGTGGTCATCGCGTCGAACAGGCTCGTCACCACGTCCGGGTGGTTCAGTTCGTAGTCGAAATGCAGGTTCGTGAACGGCGGGCGGTTGCACGTCGCGCACACGCCAGTAGGGCCGGTCGGACCGGGCACGCCCGGTGGACCTTGCGCTCCCGGTGGCCCAGGCCCCCCGCTGCCAGAAGGGCCGACAGGACCGGTCGGACCCGGTACGCCTGTTCCCGGCAGGCCCGGAGGACCGGCAGGACCGGTCGGTCCGGGTACGCCGGGCTGTCCGGTCGCCCCAGTCGGCCCCGTGGGGCACGTCACGCAGACGGGCGGAGGCTCAATCGTGTTTGGGAACGGGTTCGGCGGCGCTTGCGCCTGCAAGATCGCCACAGCGACGAAGGCCACCATCAGCACGACCAGCACGGCCACGATGAACGGGAAGATCCTGATTCGCACGGTTCTACTCCTTTGTCGTCTCCAGGTGGGCCGATTCGGCCGTTGCGGCTTAGACCGGGTGGTCGCCGCGCCTGAATGCGGCGTACGCCGAAATCTCCTCTGGCGTGAACGTCGCCTCTGTGTCTCGCATCGCCACGAACAGCCGCTCCATGTCTTCAGCATGAATGATGCGCTGGCCGTGTTCGAGCACAGCCGTACGCAACGTCACCCCGAGCAATGTGAGCGTGCCCGTCCAGATCGCCACCGGGGTCGTTCCGGTGCTCATGTCAGCCGCCGCACGCCGAGCACGCGGCTGACCGGAAACGGCGCGATGGACACGCCGTCACCCTGATTACCGCCGAGCACGAGCACGACATCGTGTTCGCCAAGCACCGCGAGTGGGCGATGTTCAGCACCAGCGAAGAACCCGACATGACCCGGCGCAGCCGTCACATCTGGGCCAGGCTGCGGAAATGGGCCGCGCGTCAAGATCACGACATCGCCAAGCTGCGCGTCCTTGAGCGCCACCGGCACGCCGACCTTCAGCCAACTCCGGGCCGACGCGCTCTTACTACGCGGAAGGCGCAGTTCCCACGCGATGCCGTTCGTAAAGCTACTACACCACGGCACCTCGTCTGGTGTCTCTGGGCCGAACCCACAGAGCGAATGCCACCACTGGATCAGTGGATGATTGACAGCACCAGCCAGTTCGCGGATGCCCACGTAGCGTTGGGCCAGGTCATAGGTGGTCATGCGTCCCTCACCGATGACATACGAACAGCTCCACGAAATCACCGACCATGCCCGTATAGCCCGATGGCGATCCCGCCAGGATCTGGTATGACCCCCAGGGTCCCTGGATCGTCACCCGCCACTGGTAGCCGCCCCACGTGCCAAGGTTCGGCAACGCCTCGATGGCCGTGATCGTGCCTGCTAGCGTGAGAGGACTGGCCGCCCCGGAGCCGCCAGCACACTCGGGGCGAAGGAAAAAGAATTCTGACTCGCGGCATAGGGACTCTCCGCCGCAGGCACCGTCGCCGTCCC